CATCATAAGTGCTTAACAATCAACGACTTATCTGCTTTACTCGTGTAAATTAGACATAATCAATATTATGCGAACGCTGTTGGTAATCAACGACTTATGAAACAACTTTTGCAAGTAACCCCTCCCCAGTAGAAAAAACATAGGGTACCCACGGGGTAATTTATGTCCGCGTATATAGCGTAAGCCGCTCAGATTTTTTCACCATTTTTGCAACGGCAGCGAGTCAAAGAGTATTCTACGAGCTGTGCGAGAGAATACGATAGGAGGGAGCGTAGCAACCGACTAGAAATGGGGGCTGATACCGTCGTCTTCGTCTATGTCTTCCGGGCTAAAAAGTATGCTGGAATCGGTCAGAATCGTGAGTTTTACGAGCTCCAACGCTCCGACCAATGCTTGATCTGACAGGTCGTATTCCTGCTGGTATCGACGTATTAAATTATCCAGATCAAACGTAAAAGAATCGACTTGATGGTTCATATCCATAACATGAAATAGTGTACGTTATATTGTTACAATCTTCAAGCGTCGTTTTGTCACGGTTCATAAAGTACTCAATAACAACGACTTACAACTCTACTATTGACACCCAACCTGTCTAGGCTCTATGTTGTTATACTAGCCTCCACGGCTTTAGTGAGAGTGCTGCAATAGCTGTCTGTTTTAAAACGATAACATCAATAAGTCGATAGCTTTTCATTAGGCAATACTAACAACGAATGACGTCTATAATCGTCGTCGTTATAATCAGTTAGAACGGACTCGCTTCGCTCATCCTGTAAAAGCTCCTGAAAGACTTCACACGCTTTTATCCTATAGTCGTCATATTGTTTCAACAGTATTTAAGGATAGGTGTGATTATAAATAATCCTGTATCTGTACTAACTACAAAAACACAGTATAGATAGAAGCTATAGAATATTTGTTATAGTAAGTAGGAGGAGTGATAACGACGACTACGACCAGAGGAACGCTTTAGAACGTTTACGTTTATAAAAGCTATCAGTAAAGTTTGTTAACTCTTGATCTAACAGTTCTTGTTTTCTATCAATCATGTTTTGGTTAACGTCAGCAGCCATCTGCTGCACCCAATAACCAATCGCTATTGATAGAGCGTCAAGACGGTCATCATGTGCTAGTGAACCTTTATCACGTGTTATTCGTGATAGTTGATACATAAGCATGTACCTAGTTTGTTGTTCTATAGGATAGGTTAGAGCACTCTTATAGTCGTCATTAATAACACTGGGATCAAAGATAAGACGATGAGAGTTTAGTACAGGTTCCATAACATCAACAATACGTAGTTCTTTTTGTTTGTTATGTCTTACCTCTTCTATGGTTACCGGGTACGTAGTACGAAACAGAGGTTTAATCAGCTCCATAAACATACCGTCACCAAAGTTAGACTCTATAACTACTTTGTTAACTTTGTTATCCTTGGCTATAGAGACGAGACGTTTTAGTGTTACCTCGTCATAACCACCACGGATACCCCCAGCATCGGGTACAAACAGTTGACCGTTAAGCATCTTAACCACAGCGTACCCTGTTTCATCTTTACCACGACCAGACGGGTCAATGGATAGTACAGAGCCTGTATAGGGTACGTTATCCCCGACCGTCTTAGCTGGACGTTTATATCGATCCCCACTGAGACCTACGTTAGGTAGAGTTCTATCTGCTTGATCTGGATCAGACGACCACAGGACTTTCTCAGGAGCAGTATCCACGTCTACGTCCATGATGATCAGATCGTTAATCTTTAGAGGGTATCTATCAGCATCAGATAGCTTAGGATTCAACATGAACTGTAGAGCGTACCCGGTACGACCGTACGACATCTTACGTTCTTCTAAGTCTATATCAGTAAACCGTAGAGGTTCTGTAGTGGTACTTACTGTTGTTTCGTCTATATTATCCGCTATAAGGGGTGCTAGATCGCCTCCGTAGTTTGATATGACTTCTGACTCATCCGGATACTCCGAAGGCCATATGCGGGCGTTGTAGCCTCTTTCTCGTAATTTGTTATAGATACTATCTTCACACTGAGGAGTACCAAGGAATAACACACGGGACGAATCGAGTGGTTTAAGGATCGCTTCAAACTCTTTTACTTGTTCATCTAGTTTATCCCGCATACCTTGTGTAGCGGAGTTGTTAGGGACTTCCACGTCGTCAGCTACGATTATATCAGCACGACTACCTGTTAACTGGGATGATATACCAAGGGACTTAACGGAGGGGGCGTGTGAGGCGGGAGCAGGGCCTACATCAAAAGCTATCTTACTGAACCTTTGGTGCTCTGTTGGTTTCAGTTGTTTAAGGATGGGTATATCGTGTATGATCTTTAACGTAAACGTGGAGAAATCATCAGCACGATTCTTAGAAGCGGATACAACGAGTACGTTCTTTGTTGGGTCTAGCAGCAACTGATGTACTACATACGCACTACAAATCCAGCTTTTACCAACACCACGAAACGCCATGATGGTTGACCGCTTAGGGCCGTGCTGCATATAGTCAGCAATATCGTACTGTAATTCTGTCGGGTCTGGTAGGTTAAGATGTTTCCATACTAAGTACAGAAAGTTTCTAAAGTCCCGCAGAGGCGGTGGTATCTCTTGGTGTTTCTTCTTCACTGAAAGGTAGGGTTTTAAAATCGTTAGCTAAACTATCCATAGGAGTACCACTACGGGAGTCAACGGTTATGTTGTTATCTTTCAACCACTTACCCACGGTATTCATTAAGGCTGGGTTGTACTCCTCCATAGCTTTCATATATCCGACTGCACCCTTACACAGTTCAGTATAGCTGTCTGCTAGTTTAGCTCCTTCTACGTGATCTTTCATATTAACACTTCCACCTTCTTAAGGCTAACGCTTTACGGGTAGGACGACCTTTGCTGTCTTTCATCGGGCCTTTGTTACCGCTCATACGAGCACAGAAAGAACGCTTACGAGGGCCACCACCGGGTTGAGGAGCTTTCAGGTTAGACCCTGTAGCACGATTGTATTTACGTCTACCCTTTGCAGTGAGTCCACCTTTACGGGACTTCTCACCTCTACCTATAGATAACGATACACTCACTTCTTCTTTTTAATAGCCATACCCTTACGACGCTTTAACGTTATGATGTCAGCTTGGGTAATCTTTTTCTTGTCACCAGCAACGGCAGCAAGCTTCTTTTGTTTAGGTGTGTACTTACTGTATGGCATAATTACTTATCCTTCTTAATCATCAAACCCTTACGACGTTTCATCTTTTGTTTCTTAGGTGGACGACCAACTTGTGATCCATAAGTTCCAGTTCCGTACGGCATAGTTATTTCCTCTTTTTAATCTTTAATGATACCCTTGCTGCGGGTGTGTTACTAACAAATTGTTTACCTTTCGCTCCTGCTGCCTTCTTCTTTCTAGCTGTAGCTGCTCGTTGAGATGTGGACAGGGAACGTGCTTTAGACATAGGAAGACAACGATCAGGATTCTTTTTGTTCTTAGAAGTACCACACTTACCTGCTATCTTGCCTGAGCTACTGATACGTACCCAGTTCTGTGCTCTCCATTTAGCTAACTCACCCATGCTACTTCTTCTTTTTTATTGAAAGCTTCTTGCGTTTCTTACCGTATGTGGGACTCTTGCAATACTTAGATGCAGCCATGTTAGCATACGCACTAGGATACTTATCAAAAGTACGTTTAGCCCACGCTATACCCTTTGGACAAATCTTAGCCATATTAACGTTTCATCAACATCTCCATCATGCGGTCTAGTTTATGGCTGATCTCTTTAACACTACTCTCAAGACCCGTCATACGATTCTCAACAGCAGTATCCCGTTCACGTTGTGCAGCTAGTTCTACTTCAATCTTGGTTAAACGTTTTTCGTCATTCTCCAATCGATCTGTAAGTTTTTTAATCATCCACCCGATAACACCAAGAACGATGGCAAGGGCAGAGTCGAGAAAGTGGGAGACGGATTCAGTCATTTTAAATAGTGCTGATAGTTACTTCGTTTGCTTTTGCTGTTCCTAAATAAGCTACAGCCTTACCGCTACCTGATGCTCCCAATGCAGTCCTCAGATACACTGTAGCATCGTCAACTCTAATAACTTCATTGTCGTTATCAGTACCTACACCGTCTCCGTCTGTAATCCTAATACCATCTCCTATTTGAATACCGTGTGCGTTAGAACTCATAGTTAATGTGTATTGACCTGAAGTAAACGTAGCTGTATCAGTAGGAGCGGTACGGTATGTATATAACCCGTTCTCAATAGAGGTTTCCCATCTTATTTTCCAAGCTGTAGGCGTACCTCCTCCCGCTAAATCTGTAATACTATTTAAAACTAAATCACCTCCACAGAATTGACCTTGAACAGTAGAACCAACAGTTTCACTAGATTTTGTACTAGCGTATTGAAACTTACCTCCACCTGTATTCTTAAACATTAAGGGCCCCAAATTATCTTTAAGACTTACGTTTGTGAAACTAGGGAACCTTCCGTAAGCGTGAGTATAGTTCTCAGCAAATACACTGTATTTATCTTTCGGAGGAGGTGTGTCAAAGATGTTATTCTGAACAGTAATGTTGTTGAGTGTCTGAGTGTCACTATTACCGTCCATATAGATTATATCACCCGTTTGAACTTCTGCCCCGTGAGCTTGTTTGAATGTATTACCTGTAATGTTGATAGCGTCTGTTCTATCCCACAGTTTAATGTGATTAGTCAACCAACCATCCATGTAGTTATTAGCTACAGTTACCCCTGCCTGATTGTATATACGAATACCAACTGCTGATGTTAATGAGTTGTCTTTATTCTCAAGTATATTGTTGGAAATAACTACACCATTCCACTGTCCGGGTACACCTCCACCTAAACCTTGTAGCTCTATACCTAGCGTTGTGGAATCAATAATCGTGTTGTTAGAGATGATTACATTAATCTGAACATTAGCGGTATCAACAACAGCTATATTATTCGTAATACCTATGTTACAAGTGTCTATTACATTATTAGAAAATACTCCGTCTATAGTTTTACAATAAATCCCGCTATCATCGCAATTCTTGATTATATTACCACTGCATACAATGTTCTCAGTTTTGTAGAGACCTTCTGTTATATCAATACCGTGACTGTTTACTACATTGTCGATGTTATTACCGTTGATAGTAGCGTTATCAGTAAAACTGTTTATAGGAGAACCACTAAAGTTTTTAAAGTTGTTGTTACTTAAATTACTACCAGCACAAGGAAAGACATTAAAACTACCACGACTACTGTCAGCTCTTGTATTTGTTATTTCTACGAAAGAAGTATTAGTAGTTGTATCGTCTGCTTGTAGTATTTCGTTCCCAATCTGATTAAAAAAACAGTCTTTGATCTTAGTGTAATCAACATCGTCTATTTTAATACAGCAATTCCCATTAGGAGCACCCGCATCGCCATCACTTAAATAATTCTTTATCGAAACACCTTCAAGGGTAACAGTTTTACTACCGTCAAAGTCTAACAAATATTCGCCATAATCAGGACAATTACCTGACGGGCCGTGTACACAATCTAAATAATTAGTACTCCATGTAAAATCAGCTGCAGTACCAGCAGAAGGAGGGCGAACACCTGCACCGTCTAAAGTACCGCCTATAACTTTAAAATCTATATCAGCCGTTGTGCTTGAAAACAGAGTATTAGTCAGATGCCAATTTTCGGATGGAGTTGCTAAATCAGCTAATACTTCAGCGTTTGATTTAATGATAGCGTCGTCAGCTAACTCTAAAGTTTTTGACGCTGTAATAGTAATCTCATCTATCAAGTACGTACCTGATGGGAAATGAATTACTGTGCCGGCTGCTATGGATGCGGTGACAGCAGTTGTATCGTTCGTTGTACCGTCACCCACTGCCCCGTAATCCAACACATTAACAACGTCCCCAAATCTATTAGCAAGACTTCTAGCTGTGATTGAACCTGTAGTAGTTACTTGTGCTTCATTAACGGTAGCAACACTAGCAGCAGCCGTAGCAACAACACATATCTCAGCAGAGTTAGCAGGTATTGTATTAAATGTAATAGCTGTAGCACCTATGGTGTAATCAGTGTCAGGTACTTGCACAAGACCATCTATTGATACAATGTAAGCCTCTGCTTCTGTGGTTTGTGGGGTAAAAGAAAGAGTAAAGACGTTATCAACAGCGTTACCAGTGTGTGTGGATTTAAAGAAGCCAGCTAAATTAGTATTTGTTAACGCTACTTGACCATCTACGTATCCTTTATTAACAGCATCTGTAGCAAGCGTACCGTCTGCTAAGTTCTTGATCTGCTTATTATTAGCGTTGTAGTTCGTACTTCCTTCCAGTTCTCCTAAGCCAGCGTTAACTCCGTCGTATGCTTCTTCAGCTAGATAACGGTTGTGTCTGTACGCTCTGTCTAATTCAGTTTCCGTTAATACAGAACCGTTTTCAAAATCTACTAAGTCGGTGCTAGGATCGGATACACGTTTAACACGTACCAACTCACCGCCAGCTAATGCTGTTGTAGGATTACTAAGGACAATCTTTTGAGCAGGTGATGTCTCTATTGTGTAGTTCGTGGTAAGTGCTTGGTTTACTCCTTCTACTTCGACTACAACGTGTGAGTCTTCTAGGAATGGAAAGGAAAAAGCAAAGTCTGTCTGTCCAGCAGCAGCTGTGTAGTCTACGTAGGTGTTAGCCATGATATTATATTATTACTTATTGAGTGAGGAGTTCAAGCACATCTTCACGTTGCATACCAGTTCTAAAACCTGCTTTAGCTCTAGTGAGTGCTGCGAACTGTCTATCTAACTCAGGATATTCACGCAACATCTGTCTTTTAGCCTCTTTTCTGTAGCGTGTAAGAATGCTGTTTATTTGTTGAATACGAGGACTAGGCAGACCCGGTTCAGATTCAGGAGACAAACGTTGATATGATTTAGATTTAATTAATTTATTAAGTGATTGTCTAAGAGTTAAACCTCTCATCTTCACTGTTTTAAGTAACTCTAGTTGTCTATCGTATGCTGATTGTCCTTTGTCGTTTTCGTATGCCAACAAATCAATCTGACCGCCCAAGCTCGGTGGAGGGTTTCTAAACGCATGGTTCAAACTTGCCATCTCATTTAGTATCGGATCGTCTTTCTTAGTAGACATCTGAATAGGATTAATAAAGCCTGTGCCCATCCATTGTTCCGCTTTGTATTCCTCTCCTAATATATTACGTTTAGTATCCAATGAACCACGAAGACCAAGCTTACGCTTTACGGCATCCATTATTGAACGAGTCTCTTTTACAGCTTGCGTGTCGTAGTCTGACATCTGTGATATTAAATTAGGAACTAAAGAGCTGGTGTAATTCCTACCGAGTTTTTCAATGTAACGATCAGGATCACCAAGAG